GGATCAACTTGCGAAGTGTGATAAATATAAATTGGAAGGTTTGTTTGTGCGCTTGTAAACTGAAGACCAATTTTGTCAATGATAACTTTTGCACCATACGAAGGAAAAATTTCAACTTCAATCCCAACAAAACGGCCGTTTGAAACAATTGTGTCTTGAAATCTTCCAATACCATCAAACAATTTTGAACTGTTTAAAAGTGTTTTTGTTGATTCGTTTAATTTCTTTTCCAAAACAACTTTTGTCAACGCTTTGTTAATTCCGGAATTTACTTTTTCGGTCAAATAGTTATCAATTGTTTTATCTTCCGGCAAAGTGTTTGAAATATTTTCAATTAACAACAAAGGATGAAAATCGTTGTAATATAAACCGGAATTACTTGTCAATAGTGCGGTGTTTGTTATTTGCGGAACGCTTGAATTTGCATCGTTTCGCCATCCTAAAAGCGAAGTCATGCAAGATTGAATAATTGTCGGATTGAACATAAAAAACGATTTATTCAAATATACAAATTTGAACGGAATAAAAAACAAACAAAAAAACCCGAACCAAAAAGGTCCGGGCAAAAGTAAAAACCAACTTATGAAAAATTAACTTTATTTTATTTTATGCGTCTAATTCCGCTTTGTGAATTGCTCCAGGCAAATTCACCGCGTCACGGTTATAAGCCGTAATAAAAGCAACGTCAGTTGAAAAGATAAAAGTTTCTTTTACTGAAGCCTTCAATTGCGGTTGTGAACCACCAACGGCCGTTTCATTGTCCGCGCATTCTTTGGAATATCTGAACGCCATGTCTAAATCAACAACTGGGTATCTGAAAATATCAAAATAATTATTTTCGTTTATCACTTCGCCGTTGATTGCGTCCGGAATGTTTCGGTTCATTGTTGCAAGTGAACCCTTTGGCATGCAATAAACAGTTGATTCTTTTCCGCCTGCGGTATCAACCGAAACACGGTTTGAATAACCGAAATCAAATTGTCCGAATTGAAAAACTGAATTTGTTCCGTTTTGTGTCCCTTGATTCAAATATTGATTAACTGAACTTTGCAAAGTTGTCGAACCTAAAACATTGTATCTTCCTTCGAAATCGTCGCCTTGCATAATCACGCCTAAATCATTAAAGAAAAATTGTTTTTGCGCTGAAGTTACTTGAACCGAATCACCGGCCAACGCTCCATATTTCGCACCCGCACCAACGAAAGGTGAACCCATAACCGCCGTCTTATCCGCTTCAAGTTTTGTTATTCCGGCCGAATCTAAAGTTTCCGCGAATTTCTTCCCGTATCTTAAAATTTTTCTTTCGAAATCCGCTTGATAACCGATTTCGTTGTTTGCATATTGTCCAGGAATCATTGTGAATCCAAACTGATATGTTGCAAAAGTTACGTTTACCAATCCCGAAACGCTTTCATCATTTGAAATCGTGCACGTTCTCGTGTTTGAAATTGTAACGGATTCCCCGTCAATAACTGGAATTGATAACGTGTTTCCTGCGCTCATTCCCGCTTTTTCAATAATGTCCGGTGTCACGATTGATTCCGGATCGGTTGTGTCTTCAACGAATTTCGCCCATGCGCCATAATTTGACAATCTGTCTTCGTATTTGTCAAGGCTTCCCGCGTACGCGCTTCTTATCGCTTGTAATCTTGTGTTTACTAAACTCATTTTAAAAGAGATTAAAAAATTTATAAAAAAATTAATTGTGCGCCGTTTTGTTTACCCTTGACAATAAACGACTGTTATTTGCTAAAATACTAAATTTTATTTTAACGGCAACCCCTCGGAATTTTCCGCGAACAATTTGTCAAATTCGCTTGAATATTGTTTTGAACCTTTGCGCATTCCTTTTAAACTCAATTCTTTTGAAATTGCTTCAAACAATTGCGTTTGTGTTTTTGCCGTCGTTATTGTTGCCGGTGTGTTCAATCGGTTCGGATTGTTCGGATCAACCGTTTTCGGATCAACCCCACCACCGGCGGAATTTTCTTTTTTCATTAGGACCGAAGACAATTTTGTTTTCAGTATATCGCCCGCATCCATTTTTGCCAACGTCTTCGGGTTTAAAATCGGTTCGTTGTTTTCGTAAAATGTCACCGTTCCGTCTTCCATAACTTTTGCGCCCTGGATTAATTTCGAAACAATTCCATCAACAAAACTTGTCCGAAGGTCTTCCGGCAAATCTGAATTGAATTCAAAACCGTTCATTGATTTATTAATCAAAGATTCAATTTTGTTGTTTTTAAACTTAGTTTCAAATACGTTCAATTGTTCGTTCAATTCCGCAATTCTTGTTTCGGAATCGCTTTGTAATTTTTCATACAAAGATTTGAAATGTTCCGAACCGGCGGATTGTTCAACCGCTTTTTGTAGTTCTTGAATTTGGTTTTCTTTTTCGCTTAACAATTGCGGATTCGCGTTTTCTTTTAGCTTTGAAACTTGTTCCTTCCAAAACGTATATGATTTAACGCCTTGCGGTTTTTCAACGCCCAAAACTTCCTTGAAGTCCTGGTCGTATCCGCCATGAACTTTTCCAATTTCGTCACCGATTTTTGAATCCCAATAATTTTTGGCGTGATTGTTTAAAAGTGTTGCAACTTCTTCCGAATTTCTGTAATTATTTAAAAATTCGCTTTTCAATTCCGCGTTATTTTCAAACGCTTCGTTTATTTGTTCAATGTTTAGTTCTGACATAAATTTCCCGTTTTTATGTTATTTTTTTGTTTTTGGTTTATATGGTTTTTTCTTTTTCGGCATTATTTTGCTTCGATTGGTTTTTTTACGGCCGGTTTTTTCTTTGCCGGTGTCTTGAAAGTCGGATCATGTAAAATAAATAAATTAGTATATCCAAGTAACGCCATTGCGTTGACGCTTGAACCCTTTGTTGATGCGCCTTGAATCTTCGTAATATAGTCCGATTGATTCAATTTTATTATTGTTAATCTTGTGTCGTATCGCTTCAGCATTGGACGGTGAACTTGTTCAATCAACGCCATGTGATAAAATCTTGATTCATGTTCGTTGATTTCCGTCGGAATTTCAACATCAAATCCGCTTGCTTGCTTCAAACATTCGGTCAATTTGTTCGGTTTAATCTTCTTCATTTTCAATTGTGTTTATGTTTATGTAAGTTTTTAAAATGTCGTAAATTGTCGCAATTTTAACATCGAAATCTAATTCACGCCCAAAATCCAAAACGTTTGTTTGTTCGCGTTCGAATCTTGCAATAAAGTTATTAAAACGTGATTTAATTACAAAATCTGTTTGGTCCATTGCGCTAAAATCAACCAACTTTCGAGATTGTTCAACCGTTTTATGCGGTTCCGGATTCAAGTTGTAAAGTATCCATGCGCGTTCAATTCGTTCATCGTTCCCCTTGTATTTTGTCGCTAATATTTGGCGATAAATTTGGTCGATTTCTTCATCCGGTTCCCCGCTTGACTTCGCTTTTTCGTATTCACTTTGTAAATTATCAACCGATTTCAAAAAAAATTGGTCACCATAATAAACAGTTGATGAAATAAACGAATCGCCAAACATCAACCGCGCAACGGTATCATTTGCGAATTTGTGAATTGCTTCAAAACTTGACGCAATCGACAACAAAATATTTTGACGCGATTCAAACGAACCAAAGATTTGCGTTTCGTTGACTTGGTTTTCATCAAGAACCCGACCGCGCGTTCCAATTGTTACTTCGCGAATCTTGTCGGCGTATTCAACCAACTTTTGTTTCACGTATTCAAGTGACTTTGTATCCGGTGAAATAATCGAAACCGGATTTGTCAAATTCGGATCGTCCGTTGTTTGTGGAACCGGTATTTCAAAAATCGTTCCCGGTCCAATTTCTTCCGAATCCGAACAACTTGGACATTTGGTCCGCCTTGTTTGAATTGTTTCAATTCCGTTTTCAATCAAAGGAAAATCTTCCGAAATGAATCCATTGTCGCATCCTTCGAAATTGCACAGTTCTTCGTATGTCGTGATAATTGGAAAAGTTCCGTATAAGTCCGCGTATTCTTTGAACGTGTCTTCAATCAAATATTTGTCCAAGCGTCCAAGAACGTCCGTTATTGGCGATTTTTTTTCAATTGTGTTTGAACCCTTTAAATTCTTGTTCCAAAAATACGACGCGGGACAATATCCCAAACCGTGAAAATTTTCAACAATAGGTTCACCAATGATTTTTGTTCCGTCAACCTTATAAATCCGATATGCTTCCGAATCGTAAACCGCAACCGTTTTTGAATCAACTTGGAAAATCAAATGATGAATAGTCCCGTTTTTGTCCGACTTGACATCAACAACTTTTGAAACATCAATAAAATAATAGTATGGATTTCCTTCGCCGTCGGAAGGCATATCAACAACAAGAATTGAATTAATCGAATATTTCAATTGCTCAAACCCAATTGTTTTGAAAAAGTTAAAATCTTTTAAGCCTTTTTTTAAATATGTTTTGAACGCTTCCGAATTGTCCGGATTGTTAAATTCATAATTAAAAAAAGGATTTTGTCCTTCAAATATTCGAAAATATTCTTGATAAATGTCTTGTGTAATTTCTAACGATACAACCGGCAACCGTAACAATTGACAAAAACGTTTGTACTTGTCGCGCGTTAAAAAAGATTCAACCCAGGATAACAATTCAACATAAGCCGGATTCGTTCGGATTGATTCAATTTCGGTTTCACCGTGAAGTTTTAACCTATTTTGATGGCGTTCCGCGTTTTGAAGAAGTTGTCTTTTCGGTCTTTTTTCGATTAGGCTTTGAACCTGGTTTTTTTGTAATTGCATCGTTTACGAATTCAAATTCACTTTTTGCCGGAATGTTCCAAACACTATTTTTCAATTTTAGAATTAAAACGGCGTGTTCAATCCCGAAAGTTTGAACACGTCCATTTTTTTCTATTAATTCAATTGTTTTATTCATCAATTATAATTGTGTTAACGGATCAAAATCCGCAGGCGTAACGATTGATTGAAACTTTGACCAATCTTTTTTCAAATTGTATGAAACCGCGTGTGTGTCATTTGTTGCAAAACCTTCGTTGTTTGTATCGCCAACAAAGAATGAAGAAATTGAAAATCCGGTGAAATTTCCGGTTGTTTTTTCTTCGGCTATAATTTCGCCGTTTTCGTTAAAAAAGAAAACAACAAGATTCGTTTCGCAACGTAAATCAAACAACGCTTGAATTACTGATTTATCCAAAGATTTGAACATTCCAGTAAAAACCGAAGGATTAATTCCAACAAGTTCGGATTCACCGTTCAACGTGGAATTATCGCCCCCGCCGTTTGTGATTGATTCACCCGCCGTGATAATCGCTTCGTGAACAAATGGAGTCACAACCGCGTGTTCATTTCCGGTTGAAGTTAAGACCGTTTGCCAGTCAGCAAGCAAAGTGATATCTTTTCCGGCCGTACCGTCAAAAGTATATCCCGCGCGTTGAACCGCAAATTTTTGAATCTGATTAAAATTTTCCGGGCAAGTTTGTGCCGGAATGTTCCCAATCGCCGTTGGATTTGGGCATTGACATGATAAAGACATATTAATTCTTTTTAAAAAGTTAAAAAATATTCCTTTTGGTTTCTACCCATAAAAATCCAAACGGTGTTTGTTGTAAATATACAATTTTTTTTTATTTCAAAAACGAGGGCGAACCGTACGCGTTCAAACCCTCGAAACCATAAACAAATTTTTAGTTTAGGCCAATTGAATCAAAATTATTAAAAATTTGTAGTTTTTCGGACAATTCTTCAAAACTTAATTTTATTACCATTGAAACCAACAACCCGGACAAATACAAAATTGAACCGCATTCGTGATCCGAATGGGCGACATAGGAACGAATATCAAACTCAAAGTTTTCCCAATATTCGCGCGGATAATCTTCGCCGTCAATTGATTCTTTGCATAAAATTTTTGTTCGTATTGTCATTAGTTACGGCGTTTAATTCCTTTTTTTATTTGGCGATTCATTCCGATTTTATCAAAACAAACATACCGAACCGCGTCGATTCCGTGATTGAAGTTGTCAATCGGTTTGTTTAAATATTCGCCGTCCTTATTTTTATACCATTGATAGTTCGAAAATTCTTCGATTAAATTAGTACTTTTTTTGTGGATTTTTATCCGGTATCTTTTCAAAATGTCGATTCCGTTGTTGATTGAATCCGGTCCCTTTTTAACGCCACGACACGCCCGAAAACCACCGCGTCGAATTTCCGCGATTGACTTCGGTTCGGATGAATCCGCAATAATATCGTCTAAGGAATTAACGCCGACCGACTTCAGCTTTGCAACAATATCCGGATTAGTCAATCCGGGTTCAAAACAAAGTTCTTCAATCCAAATATCACCGCCTTGATACACAACGCGAACAATCGCGGTTGGATCGTTCGTGAAACCGAAGTCAAGACCAAACGCGGACCATTTGCCACCGTCCGGAATTGTGTCAACCGTTTCCCAATTATTAAAAATTACGCCTTCCATTGAACCAATTTCGCCAAGTCCGTAAACCTTCCAAAATTGTTCGTCACCGGACAAAATGTTTCCTTCCGTATCAAAAACCGGTTTCCTGGATTCAATCGCTTTTATGATTGATTCTTCCAACAAAGGTTGTTCAGTTAAATGGTCCACGTTGTCCAAATAAGTTGATTTGATGAAGGAAAAAGAATTGTTTGGATTCATCAACTTTGAATGAACCCAAAACCGGGAAACCGGA